CTAACACATGGACGAAGCATGTGTCCCTACTGATAAAGTGCATTGTAATCAAGGTTTTTCGGAGACACAACTTGAGCCCGGTCTCCTAGCCTTTGGCAGGCTTTTTTGTGCAGGGGGAAGTCTCTCTGACTCCTTCCCGCGGTCCGTATTTTGGTGCATGATGGGTAGATTGCACCGTGGAACTCTCCTTCTGTCCCTCACGAGACAGAGGCGTGAACCACACCAGTAGTGTGCCACCACCACTGGCCCCAGTGTTTCAGACGGGCGGTCAAGCCCTCCACCGGGTAGAACTAGTCTTGCGAAATTGCCCTAAGATTGTCGCTACCTGATGACCCGAGACGTCACCAGTCCAAACTCCGACTAAGGTTTGGGGTTTTGCACCGATCTTTTCCTTGATCGCGCAAACTTGCCAGGTTTGCGATGAGGAAGACATAACCTCACGTTGCACTCTTTGCACAGTGCTATGCGCTCTCTAAAGCGCAGCAGTTTTTACCGGGAAAAGTCATTCCTGGGGCCACTGCGAAAGGACAGGATGACATGTTGAAAACTTTGATTCGACTTATTTGTTATTCTTCAGCATTTAGTAGAAATATTGGGAATGTTTTAGATGTGAGTTCACTCAATGATACATAGACGAACTGTGTGTTGCCCGTTGCGTTGACCTTGAGCGTGCGTATGCCGCCTTGATCAACGCCAATTGGTAGTAGGATGTACGGTGTGTCAGTATAACATTGCGTAAATATCCATTTGCTGGGCGCTGAAAGCTTCGAATGAGTGCTCGAAACCTCGCTGCCTGCATGTGAGACATGAACGGTTGTGAAATTCAAGAGAGCGAAATGAGTGGCCCTCTTGTTAATGAGCCACATCTTGTCATACTGGTATCGTATTTGTGAAGTACCATCCGTAAGCCACCAGAAGTGTGATCCCGACTCGTCCTTGTAATGTAAGGCTAAAAACCTCCAGTCTTCCTGAGTTGCGAGTTCAATGGATACAAAGTCCATACATAGTGGATAATCCATGTACGTTATCGTGGGTGGCTCTGACAATAGCGACTGAAGTTGCTCAATTTGTGACCTCTGTGATGAGATAACCACAAGCTGAGAATTGATTGTCGCGTTCATCTGATCAATTTGTGTCTGTTGAGACGCAATTTGTGACTGTTGTGAGTTAATCGTAGCATTCAGTTCATCAATTTGTGTTTGTTGAGAGTGAATCTCTGACTGTTGTGAATTGATCGTTGATCTCTGAGTATCAACTGTCGCATTTAGTTCGCCAATTTGTGCTTGCTGGGAAACAATCTCTGATTGTTGTGAATCAATCGTAGCATTCAGCTCATTGATTTGTTGCTGCTGAGTGTGAATATCTGACTGTAGTGAATCAATTGTTGAATTCTGTTCTTCAATTGTAATTTGTGCTTCTCTTAACTGATTCTGTAGCTTCTGGATGGTCGCGTCAGCGTCGCTTAAATAAAATTTCTGCATAGGCCAACAAGTGTACCTGTTAATGTCTGTGATGCAATATTCGAATCTACTAAGAAAACAGTCCTACCATCAACCACTTCCTTAACCGTCGCTATAATTGGTGATAGAATGTTAGCAATTGATTGCCCTGCTGTACCACGTAGAAGGTCACGAAGCACGAAACTGTAATCAGCTCCTACGTTTAAGGTCTTATTGAGCAATTGGTTATTGATTTTCATGACTGTTGTCTTCGTATCATCATCATGTATGAATTCAGTTGGTCCTGTATATGTTGTTGGTGGATCGGCTATACCATTTATTGGATTTTTGAGCGCCATGACAAGGTTGATAACTATATATCCCGCAGACTGTTTTGCCACTGATCCTGCAGCTATGACCCAGAAAGGAATTTCATCCTCATTGATCTGATATGTTGGATACAGATTGTCTCTGAGACATGTTCCTAATTGAATGATTGAGTAAGCTGGCTGCCACATGGTGACCATAAAGCCACCGTTACTGGCTGTAAGTGACTGAGACAATCCAGTCCAATCGCCATTTGGTAATCTCGCTCCATCAAAAATCGTTCCGACAGCGATGTTGCCTTCCTGGGACGTTCCGACTGCTGGATGCCACTCCAACTTACATTTAAGTGGTCGAAAAGATGTGTAATTAGCTGCAAGTGAAGCTGCTCTTGTGCCACGCCACTTTGTGGGCGACACGGGGATAGCGGCTGAAAGTCCGCTTGTAACTGTGTCGATGTTGAAGATCTCCCTGATATGCAATCTTGGTTCACCTCTGAAGTAAGTAATTTTAGCAGATGAAGAGGTGATGAATGAAAAAGCCGCTGGAGCTCTTCGCATGCGTGGTCTTCTTAGTCTACGCCTTTGGTTGCGTGCTCTTTGTGTGTTTGTCTTTTGTTGGTTTGGTCTTGGCTGGGCTGGCGAACCCGGCTGCTTAGAGTTTCTGCCTGTTTTGCTCATAAAACTCTAGTCCCATCGAGTATACTCAATGGGCGAAGAGGGTGATCAATCCCTCCTCACTGTAATCGCCAAGATCTGGTCTGATTGTCTCTCTAAAGTCTGAAAACCAATCACTCATAAAAGACTCTTCTAATGACATTTGTCTAACTGGTCCTAAGCCAAACATTTGGCCCATCGCAATTCTGGCAGCCGCGGTGATGACAGGTTTGGCGGAGAACTTGTTATGCTTGTTCTCTTCATAAATACGTCTGTCCCACCAGTCCAGTGCGTCGAATTTGGGACTAGCGCGGATGCCCTTTATTATACTATACGCCATGATTGAAGTGACGGGGCAGTTTGGAGCTTCGGACAGCATGCTCATTGCACGCGCCTTCAACAACTGTAATTTGGTCTTTTTGTTGCACATAAAATATTTCTTCTTCTCATTCCATCCAATTCGGCTCGTTCTCTCGGGGTCTATCATGAATGTTCCGTCGCTTGCAAAGCGTAATCCACAAAATGATAGATCATTTTCATCCGTTGCGTAGCATAACTTAATTGTGAATCCTAGTTTTGCGTAATCTTCTGAATCAATTGCTGTTTGTGTCACACCGAAGAACCCATCATCGCCCTCCACAATACCATCAATACCTATGTGCTTGGAATGTGCCAAGAATTTCATGATGGTTAGATTAAGTAGACCATTACCTGAACTAGTCCACATTTCGCCTGACTTGCGGTTACCCACAAGTCCTAAACCGTGGAACTTACTAAAAATGTATGGTTGAAGTCCACTTATGCCGAGGGCGCGCAATTCTTTGCAACTTAAATCTTCGTATCTTCTGTCTTCATAAGTCATTTCAATTAAATCTAGGATATCTGGATGATGCATGAAAAACCTGCGGAACACAGGGAGCTCGATTGCGTCTTGTATTCTTCTTGATTGGGACCCTTCAAACGATGAATAATCAGTTTCAAGCACGTTTGCATATGATCTGCCTATCTCCTTCATTCTATTAACTTTCCACTGCGAATCCTTACCTTTAACAAAGTTGCGCGCAAAGTAACCATGAAACAACTCCTTATCAAAAGCATGAGCGTAAGGTCCAATGATTGCCTTAAATGTGTCGTTACGTGAAATTATCATTCTGGGATGCTTCTTTTCCCAATACAACTCTTCCTTGGTGAACATCTTGCATCTGAGCAAATCACATGTCCAATCGGTTCCATGTTCAAGAGTGTATTGTTCATATAAAGCATGAAGCGCATCCTTACGCTTGCGTGAGTATGAACAATCTGCATACCAATCTTTCTCTAAATCTTCTCTGGAAGCGCCTGGTGGCAGTGGTTTTATGTGTGGTAAGATTTCCGATTCAACGTATTTTGTGAGTTCATTGCATAAACTTTTGTCCGGTAATTTGTGTGCATGGATCAATCTCTTTACAATTCCATTTAACTCATTACGTGCTGTTCTTGCTGGGGCGAAAGGTACATGTGCCTTATTAATGGGTCCAATCTGTGAAGCTACAGTATTTGTATGCTTAATCTGATAATGTATTCTGTCTGAAGTCGACATCAATTTCGTTAGTGTATATCTAGTGCATCTTCTTCTTAATGGTAGTTTAACTGTTGAGCTGTCATAACCATTAATCCGCAGTCCTAGTACGTTCTCGGTGCGTGTTCGGAGCGGAGTTGAAAACACGATGGGTCTATATATATGCGGTCATCTGAGAATTCAGAACGTAAGTACATGATGACATAAGTAGCATAGACTGCCAATGATTCCTTCTCTCTAGCACCGATATTGTATTGTGTGTTCCTGTATAAGTGTTGCTGTATCACCTCATAAACTTCCCTTGGGTCCTTGCCCATGTGACCAACTTTTGCAATTGTATCACGAATGACTTGTGTAGCAAGGCCACGCTCGACGGAGTAAGTCCCGTGAAAAACATAAGTATTCCAATTGTCGAGAGTGTTAGAAAGGCAAATAAAGCCATTATGAATGTAAGTCTCGAATCCGTACCCTTGAGCTGGGATGATAGGGATTTCCAGGAATTGACAATCGCGCCAATGCTCTTCTGCTCTGCTGAGGCTTCGCACTCGATCTTCTGATGTTGGATCTGGGATTCTTTTATAAGCTGGATACTCGACTGGCCTTCTGTCCTCGGTGTCCTGGTCAAGTACGTGGTCTGCATCAATCTGTGTCTTCCTAACGTACTTGCGGCGACCGATCCACGAGAACTTGAACTTGTTGCTGTACTTGGTTTCAGGTTCAAGACCGCACCTATCAATGACGTTTTGCAAATGATTGGCGTGGCGAAAAAACTTGATGAGTTTGTAGGCTGCGAGTGAAATTCCAAATAGCGTTACGCCAAGGAGAACCAATGAAGCTGTCGGCGCTATGTGTCTCACAACCCACATGAACAGTGTGGCTGCTTTTCGGCCAAAATAGGTCATTGCTGGCGTGATTCCCATGTCAATCACTATAATGGCACTAGCCAGCGCTGACTTGAGTACAGGATTGACGTTCTCGGTAACAAGGTCTATCCTCTTAAGTGCTGATTTGAAATGAGCATTAACAAATGATGTTGTAATCTTGATTGTCTTTTTGGCTGCGGAGGCGATTATTGTGTCGTCTTCCTTGAGTTGGCAGTAGGTTGGCAAGTATCCTACTGCGTTCGTCTCAACAAAATTAGTGAATGCCTCACTAACTTTGGAGACTATGTGTTTGAATTGATTCTTTAAGAAAT